TATTTATTTTCATATTAAAATGGTATATCTATTAGTTCTTTTGTTGTTTTATATGCGTTTTTTCTTAGTCGTTTTATTCCATAGAATTTATTTCTATCTCGTATCGCGATTCTGCCATTTTGATAACATATAGGTATAGGTTTATCATCTTTGAATCTATAAAATACTCCTTTCATGTCGGAATATATTTCATCAGTATGTTTGAATTTATAAATTTCAATATTCATTTATAGTTTAATTATTAAATATCAATTAGTTAAGTATAACAAAACTTTCGACAATACAGATGTTAGCGGTAATTTAAGACAGAGAATGTGCCAACATTTGCCTTCTCGCCAAAAATGATAATTTATCTTATAGTTTTCAGATATTTGTTTTGGTGTTAATTGGTTGTTAAAAAAATCATCTTCTATTTGTTTTATTTTAAGTTCGTCTTGAAAATACATACTGTTCCGGTAGTATTTTTTAGTATTATTCGTTGTCATATTCTTTTATTTAATTCATATTTTATATAATCTTCCTGTGTATATAGTTTTCCTTCTATCTCAATAACCCTAATACTTTTGTTCTTATATTTCTCATTTTCTTTTGAAAAATAAAGTTTATCAAATTGTTTTAATATTTCTTGTATATTAATTTTCATTGTTAGAATGGTAAATATTGTTGTATTATTTTTTCTTTTAATATCAAAGACTTCATTAAACTTTTCTCACCGATTCTATTATTTTCTCCTTTTACTCTCCATACTAATCTATTGCATGAATATTCTCTATTTAATTCAGAAATAGAATTATCAGAATTAATCCTATAAACATTTTTATTTTCAGTTATTCCGATATTATATTTATCACTCCACCACTTTGATTTTACTTCTATTGTATTCATTATTAGTTATTTAAGAGTAATAAACTTTCGTATATTCAGATGTTATATGAAATGCCTTGCTGACCGTTTTCAATTGAAGTTCCGTGAAGGAAAAACAAAAAGAAAAAAGCCACCGCACTTTTAAAACATTCTAATTTGGTTTGCATATCCTTCAATTTTTTTATTAGCCATTGTAATATACTTTTCGCTTATTTCAGTTCCAATGTATTGCCTATCATTTTTAACACAAGCAACAGCAGTAGTTCCGCTTCCCATAAAAGGGTCATAAACCAAATCGCCTTTTTCACTTGATGCCAAAATACACCTTTCAGCAAATGATATTGGAAATGGTGCAGGGTGTTCGTTGCCTTCTTGATGGTTTATTTCCCATATATCTGTTATCCTTGCCATATCTTCATTAAAGTATTTTGGCTTTCCTTTTGTAAAATAGAACACATCTTCCTTTCTCGGATACCACTTTATTTTAGCAACATCAGGCGATGCAGGATATTTCCAAACAATATGCTGTGCAAAATAAAGTGGACATTTGTCTATTATCCAAAAGCAATGTTTAAACCTAAAATCTTCAAATTTGCCTTTATGATTCCAATACATTGCACCGCCTTGTTTTAAAGTCCTTGCACATTCTTTCAGTATATCACCAATCCAATCTTGATAATCTTCAATAGGCATATCATCTGAATAGGTATCATAGCTTTTTACTCTGCCATTTCTACTAAATCCACCATAGTTGTAAGGCGGTGATGTAACTATCAAATCAAAAGTTTCATCAGGTGTTGCTCTTAAAAATTCAAGGCAATCTTGTTTATGTATTTTATTTCCCACGCTTTTTTTCTTTTTGTTTTTCTGTTTAGTGTTCCAATTGGGCTTTATCGTAAATAAGTCGGCACTTCATATAACACGGGTTTGGCAAAAGTGGGCAGACACATCCTGCTAACTTTGAGCATCCTACAAGCCCACCTTCGCCAAGCCCGATACCGTTGTAGGCAATAGGGGTGAGGTGCTTCGTAGATAGTTTCGTGAGAGAAAAAATTTAAGAAAAACCCCACCCGCTAATGATTTAATGATTATTCTTTCTTCATTAAGGTTACAGGCATATTGCCATAAAGCGGTGTTGCTCCATTCCATTTTTCAATAAATTGCTGTTGCAAAAGTTGCTGTGTAATTCCTTTTGAAAGTATCAGGTTCTCTTGTGCTTTCAGTTCGGCTAACTCGTTCCGCTTTTTCTGTTCAGCTATTTGTTGGTCTAAAACACTAATGTTTGTGTTCACTTCGTTTCGGCTGTCAATCTTCGCTTTCACTTTATCGCTAAAGTCAAGGTTCGCAGAGAATGTAATCAGGTCAAGTCCTTTTTCATCAAATGATTTCTTTACAAGTTCTTGCACCCTTTCTTCAAACTTTAGCGACCCACCGCTTGCCATTAGTGTATCGGTTGTGTATTTACGGCTTTCCTCTTTTATTAAATCGTAAATGTGCGGTTCAAGTATGTTGTTCTCCAAGTTTCTCATAAAGTCATCACCACTCCCAAGTCGGGCGTTTTGGAAAACTAAATCAACTACTTTTCCCTCCTGTGCTTTGTAGCTGTAAAGCGGGTTGGCTGTAAAAGCCGTATTGTCTGCCGCTTTTAATTGTAGCACTCTTTTAGTGCCGTCCTCGTTTGTAAATTCGGCTCTTTGCTCAAATGCTGGCACTTGAAACAACTCTGTGCCGGGAGCCATTATGTTAACTCTCCCTTGTTGTTTTGAGTAATCGCCTTTCCCGCTTTTACCGTAGTTTTCCATAAGCACACCATAATAGTTAGGTGCAACTCTTTCGCAGCTTGCGAGTGTCAGGAGCATTACTGCTCCAAATAAAATGTAGGTTACTTTTTTCATTTTGTTGTTTGTTTTTTTTACTTCGTTAATAATGAATTGAACTATACCGCCTGCACTAAGCAAAAATGCAATTATGCCTATCCAAGCGTTTACGTGGTTGAATAGCCAAAAGCAACCAACTAAGATTGCGATTGCCACGATTGCTAATAGGTAATACTTCATGTTTAAATGATTTAATGATTTGCCCATGATTCGTTTTTCTTAAATTTTTTCTTTCGTGCTTCGTAGAAAGTTAGGTGCGTGAAATCCCTACTACCTACAACAATAGCTTACCAAAAGCGGGGGTTCTCTGCCTCGTATGAACATTTGTGCTTGTTTGAAAATCATCTCTTCGTATTTAGTTTAGTGGTTAAAATCCCCCGCCTTCGGTAAGTCCTGAACGTTAACGGCAAGTGTCATCGAATGTTTTGTTTCTATCATAATTCCACCTTATTCTAATTCTGCCAGTTCTTCCATATACCATTTTCTCACAATGTTCACAATATCCAGTATAAAATCTACTGCTATCACCTGTAATAAAAGGCAGATTATCGGTGTACCAAATATCACTAACTTTAGTATGAGAACATTCGATAACACCAGCCGTTAACAATGGCTTTGCAAAAAAGCCTTTTGTTTCATCGAGTAAATTTTTCATCTTCTTATTTTTTTATTGGCTTCTTCGCAAAGCCCTAATCCGTTATAGGAAATAAATTTTTCCATCATTTTTTTAAAGAGGGCACAGAGAGTTCCTGCTTCTTTTTAATATCCTCTCTTATTGCATAACTTATTTCTGTATGCAAGTATTCTAAAATTTGGTCATCAATTTCATCATTTAAATCCGCTGCATCAGGATAGTCCGTTGATGTAACCACAGTTGTTTTATAGGTGTCTTTACCTATTTTAATTGATACTTTGTATTTCAGTTCCATATTTCTAAAATTTTAGTTCCTATTGCTTTTACTACATTTGTTGTTACTGCATTACCTACGAGCTTTCGCCTTTCTGTTAATGGAATAATTTTTATTTCACCATCGTAATTTCCTTTTCTTGTCCAATCTCTATCAAACCCCTGCAAAGCTTCACATTCTCTTATTCCTAATCTTCTAATCTCTCCATAACTATTTAGGTATTGGTCAGTGTTCCCACCGCTACCCGTTGAAGTATGTATTGTATTAAAATGTTTTCGGTAGTTATATCCTAATAACTTCCCTTTTGCATCTCTTGTGTAACTAATGGCTCTAATTGAAGCATTGATTTTATCTTTTCTGCTTTCTCCCGTGATAGGGAAACATTCTCCTCCGATTGCCTCACATATTCCGACAAGGAATATTCGTTCTCTGTTTTGGGGTAAAAACCAATTTGAATTACACAGTTGCCATTGCAATCTATATCCCCCAATGTTGGCAAACCTTTGAACGACTGCCCAAAAATCTGTGCTATCATTTGTGGAGAAAGCTCCTTTAACATTTTCCCAAATAAAAATGCGTGGTCTGCTTTCATCAATAATCCTAATTGCTTCCCCGATAAGAACGCTTTTACTTCCTTCAAGTCCTTGTTGGTTTCCAAGTAAACTAAAATTTTGGCACGGACTTCCGAAAGTGATAATGTCTGCTCCGTTGATTCTGGAAACATCTTCAACTGCTCCAATGTATTTTGCATTTTCATAATTGTATTTATAGTTTGCGATTGCGTGTTTATTAACCTCACTAAATTGGTGGTCTGTAATTTCAATACCTGCATCAGAAAGCCCTTTTGCAAATCCACCTATACCTGAAAATAATTCTACTAACTTCATATTAATAATTTAAGACACAGAGAAAAAAAATGATAGAAAAATTTACATTCCTATAATACCAGCTTAGCGAAATTTTAAAAGGGCTAATTAGCTTTGTGCTTAACCCGAACATTCCTGCAAGCCCTTTTAAAACTATCGCCAAGCCCTTTTCGTTAGGCGTAATGCAGTTCATAAATCTGCTGAATTTCCCTACCAGTTAAATGGTGTAGATGCCTTTCGGTTGTATTTCGGTTTTGGCTCTTTAACCAAGCTATTGTTTTATAAAATTGTTCCTCAAATGTCATTGAGTTCCACCAAGTAAAAGCACTACGCCTAACAGCACCTAAATCGCTATTGGCGGTTTCATCTGTATTCAAATTTTCGTGTTCCATATTTACTTTATTTTTATTTTGTGAAGAATGATAGCCACTATTTTCTATTAGATTCACCCGATAATATTACCATGTTCATCATTTGCCTGAATCTATCTCTTACTCTTTTACCATAACTTTTTTCTATCATGTCTACATTTAAATTTGTAGTTCCGTATGTTTTCATTCCATAAGCACAATACATCTCATATCTGTCAAGTAATATCTCCTCCATTACTGCTATGTTGTTTCCGTAGTTCTTTGCTTCTACATTTTCCAATCCTAAATCATCAAAGCACCAATTAATAGGTTTGTTTCTATCTAATGAATTTCCTATTCTTCTTTTGAATGATTCACGGCCATATAAGTCTATTATAGTTCCTGACCTTTGTTCATTCAAAAAATCACGTATAATGTACCTTGTATTTACAATACCAAAGTTTCTGAATAGGCGTTGCATGATCTGCATGGATAGTGTTTTTCCGGTGCCTACATCTCCTAATATCATAATCCCTTTGTTTAAGTCGTATTTACTTTTATCGCTACCCGAAAAATATATATATAGATTTATATAATATTCCTCCTGTAAAGGTTTTATACTGAAATTTGAAACTGTTTTTTTACCTTCTTCAGTTATCCTTTCAAGTATTTTTTTAGAAATTACCGGAGAAATCGGTGGCGACTTTATCCCTTCCTCTATTGTTTGCATTAAAATTTTGTTTTAGTATTTGTTTTCCTGTTGATAGTATTGCGTTATGAAAGTGTTTCTCATCAACAAATTCTGTATATTGATATTTAGAATCAAATTCTTCAAATAGCTTTTGTTTATCTATTCCGCGCAACTGTGTCATCAATAAATTATCAAGGCGCAACTTATGGCTTTTTTCATAAACTTCAGATGGCTTAGATGAAACTTTTAAACCTCCCAAATAAAAAAAAGGATTTTTTTCATTTTCTGAATTTTCTTTATTTATAATATTTCCTTTACTTTCCTTTATTTTACTTTCCTTTCCTTTAATGCTTGAGGGTTGCTTGAGCCTTGCTTCAGCAGACCTTAAGCCACCCTTAAGCCCTGCTTGACTTAATCTAAGTCTTTGATTATTATATTCTTCCATTGACCTAATTAGACGCAACGAAAAGAATTTATCATCTTCAATGCAGAATAAATCAAATGAAGAAATTACTACTTTTACCTTCTCGTGTGCTGTGTTCCACCTTCTTGCAAGTCCCGGTAATATTATTAATGGTAATTTATAATCCTTTTCCTGCCTTAATAATTCAACTAAAGCCCAATAAATACCATATCCCTCCATTCCTAATTGTTCAATCAATAAAATACATTTAGGATCATCCTGAGCACTTGCATCATGGGAGAAATAATAGGAATCTTTTTTCATAAAAAAAGTTGCCCTACTAAAAATATGGCAGTACCGATGTTCAGGAAGAACAAAGGACATATTTCTTTCGGGCAAAATTTTAATTTCATATTTCGGTACTGCATTACAAATATATAAATAATTATAACATACCTAACAATTTTTTATTTATTTCTATTTGCTGTTTATCCATATACCATTCCTTCGATCCATGTGCGCCTTCTATTCTTCGCTCAGATATTAATAATCCGGCTTTCCTAAGTGAGAATATACGCGCCCTTGTATCTTGAATATTAAACTCTTTCCATGCTGTTAATCCGCTTATATCCCTTCCTTTTAATAGTTGTTCTAATACCCATTGCGCTTGCTGTGTAAAATGCAGTCTATTGTCATCTAATTGCTTTTGGTTGCCGTTTGCATTATGTCGGATAGTTAAATTATTTACCATATCTTTAACTAAACAGTCAATGTTTTCAAAAAATGTTAATTGCATACTTATTTTTGTAAAATTGAATTTGATAGTTCTTCTTTATATTTTGATATAGAAGTCCTTAAACCATCAACGCAATGTGTTATAGCTGAGTTTAGCCGGTCTGCATAGTCGAATGTCATTTTTTCCTCTGCTAATTCTGCCTCTAATTGTAGCTTTAAAGTAGATGGCTGTATGTTTGGCTCATACCTTTTTATACGCTTAATTGCTTTTCCTTGCTCCATTAAAACTAAATACTGCGCCTGCTTGTAACATTCAGCACTTAAACCCATTAAAGAGCATAGAGATAACATTTTTCCCTCAATACCATCTATATCTCCGGCCGGTATTTCTGTGTCTAAACTTTCTTTAATCTTGTTTAGATTTTTGTTTAGTTCTTCGCGTGTCATAAGGTGTTTATTTTTCTTTTTAGCCCTTCAATAAATCTATCTATCATTATTAAATCTTCGTTTGTATATGTTTTATCTCCGTAAACTAAACTGCAAGAAATTAGGCGTGGAAGATTACTGCGGTATCGTTTTAACCTTGCAAGTTCTTTTTTTAGTTTTTTTCTTTCAGTCATTTGAATGTAATTAAGATTGAATCTGATTTGTATTTAACAATAGGTGGTTGTACTATCTCTCCTGTTTCGGTATCTGCCATTTCTTTTTTCAATCCTTTCAAAAAATCTTCTCTTTCTTTTATTTGGTCTTTTAGTTTTTGCCAAACAACATCTGATGAATAATCAAATGTACGTGCGCCTTCCTGATATTTAAACTTAGCACCGCATTTATCATTCTCGCCTTGATATTTCATTGCTTCTTCTTTCGCTTGTCCTTTTATTTTATCCATAGCTAAATCAATGGTGTCTCTCATAGCTTTCAATCTTATATATGCCTCTAATGGTTCATCCCATTTTTCCGATAATAGTTGAGCATTATTATTAATAGATTCTTTTGTTAGTCGTATAGGCAAAATAGGTAAATCTCTTTCAACTGATTCCTCTGCCATTCTTTGTTCAAATGTTTCAGGGTGCATAAATTTTTGTTTTGTGGAATCAGGGAGTAGTGTCAGTTCTACCCCCTTTTAATAATTTATTCCAGTCTTAAATTATTTGTGATTCCGGTTAATGTTTAGAAAATATCGTTTAAAGGTGTTATCTCGCCATGATTAATAAAAGGGTCTGCTCCCTGATATAGTGCAGGTAAGTAAATTGGCTTTGCTTTAAATAAAGCATAAACTTCTATTGGTAAGTCTTTTTTAGGGGCTGGATTAACTGTATACTCAGTTTCCATTCCATCTCCTGAACGAGATACCTTTATATCATAAAAGAAAGGATTACCCCAATCGGAATCTTTAGCTAACTTCTCTATTGAATCTTGTATAGATCGTTGTGTTATTTGTAGTATCTGAATATCATTTTTAAACCAATTAAATACTACCATCGCCCAAAAGAACTTAATAGGTCTATTTGCGTTAATTGGTTTATCCGGCTTTTGATTTGGCAAGAATCGTACAGGTTTTTTATCATCAGTCCAATCTTCCCATCCTATGATAGGACGAGATAAAATCCTAAATCTGTTTTCTCCTTTTTCAAATTTCATGTAGTTTGAATTTGTTTTTGGGGCTTCGTAGTTTTCCGGTAGGAATGTGTTTGTCATAGTTGTTTGTTTTTGTTTAATTGTTTAATTGTTTACGCAAATGTATAATAATTTATTTAATATACTAATAAAATTTTTTAACAATTAAAAATGACATTGATTAATTACTTTAGTTGTCTTAACTGCATTGGCTCGTAGCTTTTTAATTCCGTAGATTTTACTTCTATTGTATTCATTATTAGTTATTTAAGAGTAATAAACTTTCGTATATTCAGATGTTATGTGCCATTTTAGGACAGACACTAATCCTTTATAAAACATATCCAATGTGTTTGCATTTTGATACCGCTTTTATGACCATACAAAGGTTTTTTATCTGTAAGTTTTAGAATTTCTTTTACTGGAAACTTTACTTCATTCCATTTAAAAATAAGAGTTCCGTTAGGTTTTAATACTCTAAAACATTCTTCAAAACCTTTGCGTATCATTTCACGCCAATCACCTTGTAAAGAACCATATTTCTTTGTGATTTGGCTATCGTTCATTTGTTCAATATGTGGTGGGTCAAAAACAACGTGCCAAAATGAATTGTCAGGCTGTTTTATGTCGGTAAAATCTCCAATAATATCAGGGTCTATAATGTTTGTTTTTGTTCCACAAGGATATGTGTCAATGTGCGTTTCTCTCCTTTTGTCAAGGAATAATGCTCTTTTGTCTTGTTTGTCAAACCACATTCCTTTTGGCCCACAACAAACGTCTAATACTTTTTTTTCTGTCATAATCTGAATAAAAACGGCACATAACAAGGGTTTTGCGTAATAGCCCTATCAAGTGTCGTGGTTAATTTTAAGTTTCTACTAAGGGCTACTACGCAAAGCCCCGATACGTTAAGTGCAATTAAAAAGGGCTATTTGGCTTTCCGTTTCAAACTTGCTTCCCATTCCTTTTTCCTTTTTTGTGCCTCTCGGTGTCTTTTTTGCTCATAGCTTTTAATTTTATTCCTATCCTTTTTTAATGCTTCTTCCATTGGATGAATCACCCAACTTCCCAAGTATAATTTTACGTGATACATTACTTCTTTCACCGTCTTTTTATCCCAATGAGTATTGAACGGTTTAATGTGGAATGACCCACATCGAGAAAAATTATCCTTTTCAGTCGCAAAAAAGAGATTACACACAGCGGAAAATGCTTCTTCTAATCTATCTTGTTCTTTTTCGTTTTGAATTACTTCTGTATTATATAATTTCACTTCTTTAACCAAATGAAAATTTCCAATAGTTGTTCCATCGTGGTTTGTTCCATCGGAAATTCTTACCATAAACCCTTCGGCTTTGCCAGTTTCAACATATAAATTTTCATTACTGTCTTTAAATATTTTAATTGTTTTCATAGTGTTTTGTTTTTAATATTTTGTTTTTAACAGCCCCGAATTTTTCCATCTTTTAAATTTTGTGAGAAGCACTGCACCTAACAGCAAGTAAGCGATAGTTGCCAGTAATAGTTTGCCTACGCACGATTTAACTCAATAAATTCATAATCGGTCAAATCAGCATCGGCATCTAAACCCCTTACATCATATCCTTTTGGATTTTTTAAGTTGTCGGTAACTCCCACATCTCCAAATCTTGAAACCATCCACACTCTTACTCTTGTTCCTGCTTTGCAAGTGTGTTCCTTGCAATTGCTTTCAACTGGGTGTTGTCCATTCCAAACATTCATTATTAAGTCTTTAGTGGTCTTTGCGTAAATCTCATACGCATACCAATCCTTTAAATGTTTCTGTTCGGCTTTCCAACGCTGAACACATTTTAAATCCCACAACTTAAAAAATGCGGGGTTTTCTTCTCTTGTAATTTGTTTTTCTTCTTCCATTTATATTTCGTTTTTAAAATTCATTTTATGCGCCACCAGCCTGTAAAATCACACTTGCGCAATTTGGTTGCCTTGTCATTTGAGCGGCAACGGGCGCAAGGGTGCAAGCCGTTAAATTCAATTTTATGTTTATTTTTGGTTGTTGTTTCCGTTTAAGCCCTGTGTAATGCTGTAACATTCATGGGGTTTTTTAATTGGTGATAAATACTTTCCATAGAATCTTCTTCTCTGTCAAAGTAATTACTTGAATCGTGAATCATTTTAGAACGCTCTGTTCTTATGTGTGATTGCCATTCGTTGAATGATGGCTTTAATGTAGGAATAATACTACGAGTAATTCCATTTGGGCAAAGATAATGTTTGGTTTGTGTCATTTTATTTTTTGTTTGGTTTTTCTATTATTACATCGCCTACTGTTACCATATCCTTTCCTGTTTCGGAAATCATTTTATTTCTCATAAGAAACTCATACATAGATGTATTTACCTCTATGATATTAGGGGCGATTACTATCTTGTTGTTTTTTATTACTGTTACCATATTATTGATTATATATTCCTGATTGTTTTTCTTCTTTTTCTATTTGATCATTAACATAGTCTTCATGCTCTTTTTCTACCTCTCCTGCTCCTAAACAAGTATCGCATGAGTAGTCAATACCATCATCATCTTTAAAGTATTTTTGCCCTTCACATGAAGGACATAATTTAAATTCAACATCTTTAATTAATAAGTCAGTTTCTTTTAATCCGGCCGGTAGATTACCAAATACAGATAAAAGAGGTGAGCAGATTGTGTGTTGTGTGTTCATGGTGTTTTTAATTATAAAGCAAATATAGTCATTAAAATAATATTTAAACAATTAAATAAATATATTATTAACATAGTTTTTAACAATATGCAAAATTATTGAAATTTTAAGCTAATTCTGATTTGTATGGTTTCCTTCCGCGCTTATGTATCACAGGTTTATATTTTTCCTTGTCTATTAGCGCAATAGGATGCCCACGCCATTGTTTTGTTTCAGGAATGATAGAACCTCTATAAATGCGCTGATATATCGCCTGTGGCGTTGTTTTGCATAAATATGCGTAATCTGCTACGCTGATTAGATTATTGTTTTCCATATTGCAAATATAAAATTATTATTTAATATATTATTAAAATATTTATTTTTGTATGTGCTTTTAAATAAATCGAAAACTAAATATTGGAATGTACGCCTTTTAAAATGGCAAAATATTAAAAATGAAAACATACTTTCTACCGGATCCGAAACCAATAAAAAAGATAAAACCAAAAAAGGCGTTAAAATCAAAAAGAAAAAAAACAGGTGAAGCTAAATTATTTGAAGAAATATATATTGATAGATTAGGTAAGTGTCGGATAACCGGAGAACAACTACCGCTTTCTCCTATATGCTTTATGCATATTCTTTCTAAAGGAGGATATCCACGTTATAGATTAAACCCTAAAAATATTCTTCTTGTACTGCCGGAAATTCATACGCTATATGATTGTGGGAGTATGGAATACCTTATATCACTATACCCAAACGCTAAAATGATATATGATTTAAAGGATGAATTGAGGACTGAATATTATAAGAAAGAAACTATCTAATCAAATTTGAAGTTCTCACATATTTCAAGCATAATATATTTTTCTACTTCCTGTTTTATTAAAGATTCATCAGGAATATCTGTATATTTATGCGCTCTATTCCAACCAAAATCAATCCCTCTTTCAACACAATCACTTATTATTTTATAGATATTTGGTTTTAGTTTTTTTTCTTTTGCCATTTGCAAATTATTTTAATCCACTTGTAAATATAGACTTTAATTGTTCTAATAAATATATACTATTATCTCCCCAAAACATATCGCAGGTAAATTTTCCTTTATCTATTTTATAGGGTGGCTTTACAAAATACGATTCATATACCTTTTTCTTATCCTTACAATGATTATGGTATAAAGTAAATCTATGGCAACTTTGTTTAATTATACAGCTATTACCCTTGCATAATGTAATATCAAAATTCATAGTATTTTACCATTATGCACTCTTATATTTCTTAAAGTAAAATGCCCATCATCATTAATCCTAGCATGAGCAAACCCATGTGCATAATCATTACACATAGGAGAATATTCAGGAGTTAATTCACATAATGAGCCGGTACTCCAACAAGAATATATCTCACCATCTAAATTAATTGCTGTTGCTTCGCTTATCTTATGTGTATGTCCGCATATCATACTTTGTTTAGCTTTTAGTAACATTGTTCGTGCTGGACTTACAGGTGATGTCTGACCTCTAAATATATAATGACCATGATGGATAGATAATTTACCTGCCTTTGTAATAGTTCTATCGTCAATTACTTTTATTTTTAATTTTCCTAATTGTAATCTATTTTCAAGTTCATAGTATGGGTCACCAAATATTTCAGGATGCGACATTAACCAGATTTGATACCTCATATCGTGATTACCAAAATGAAAATAAATAGCGCAATTTTTAAATGATTTTCTTAATCCTGTCAAGAAATCAAATGCTGCATCCATTTCTTCTTTGACATTTCTTTTTCTTGGGTCTTTTAAAAACCTACTTAACACGTGAAAATCTAATAAATCACCATTGATGAATATCGTGTTTACTTTCGCTTTCTTTCCGTAATCTAAAGCGCATTTAATTGAATCAAAGTCATGGTAAGGTATATGTAAATCTGAAATTATTAGTATATTGTTTTCGCTCTTAGGAAGGATAAATGGATTTCTTTCTTCGTAGTATGATTTTGGTATTCCGTATGGATTATCTTTTGAATAGTCTGTATTATGATTTATTTTATCATCAATATTTAAATTTCTACTTATATTTCCTAAACTTCTTGTATAATATCTTATTATAGACCTTGCAGTTTCTTGGTTTTTAAATATTAATGGCTCTTGTTTTACTAGCAATCTCGAAATTGCTTTTTTAGATAACTTAGGATATTTAGATAAGTATTTTTTTACTATATCATATTTTATTCTATTACCATAATTAGCCATTATTTTCCAATTAGTTTATCTAATTGCTTTCCTTTATCTTGACTTCCTTTGGATGTACCTCTATGAAATGATATACATTGTCCTACATACATTCCTAACATTCCGAATGATGTATAGAATAGTTCTTTGTTATCGGCAGGTACTGACTTATAAATTATAACAAATAACATTAAAGAGAATACTAATATCAAAAATATGTCTATACAATATCCTACATTCTTTGCTAACCAACTTGCTTTGTCGCTTTCCTGAATCTTTACGTTTGAATCTCTTGCGCTTTGTGTATCTTTTAAATAGCTTTCAAGTTCTGCCTGTGCTTGTTCTTGTATCTTTTCTTCATGTGCATTAATAGCATTTAATGTATCTAGTTTTAACTTTTCTTTTTCTTCTTTCGATAAAGTTAAGTCATCAACTATTCCACCAATAGTTCCTACTAATTTATCTGCACCGCCTGAAAATATTTTAGATATGATACTCATTTTATTAATCCTGCATTTTTAAGAATTATATAATCCTGTGCAAGAAAGTCTGTATGCACTTTTAATAAGCTATCCTGAACATGAATAGTCTTTTCAAGTGCCGATATTTTTTCAGGCATATCTATATATGTGCCTACGTATTTCCATATAGCAAATATTAAAGGTGTCATAAACATAATAACCTTTATATGCCCTTCGTATTTCTTGTATAATTCAATCATGTAAATGGTATATATTTTGTCGTTCCGTTTTCACTTATTGCCATTAAAATTTGCTTTCTATTGCCTTCCTTCTTATAAGATACATGAACCCAAGCAGGTTCTTTGTCATCACCAAACTCCCAAATTAATTGGTCAAATGCTGACTTGTCTTTTATTGACAAGAATAAATCTTTATTTGTAAAGTCATCATAATTAGTTTCTATATCCATTGCTTGACCTAAACAATGTTGTGAGGTCATACTACCGCCTATCTTTTCGTTAACAAGTTTCGACCTAAAGAAAGAGTTTATCATTATAGGTGTATCTTTGCCTCGCTTCATTGATATATACGTGCGTAGTGGTTCAAATACTCTATCAGCAAGTAGTTTCATGTTTTCCAACTCTTGCTCATTGGGTGTATTGTCAATGCCTAATCTTATCGCCTCTTGAGATTTAGTGGCTTCTTTTAGTGTGATGTGTGCTGATATTTTCATTGATTTCTTCTTTCTAGTCTATGTACTCGTTTTTCTAACTCAATATGTTGGGTATCAACTTTTGCGATAGTAATTTTAATCTCGTTTATATCAGTTGCCATGTGCATTAATTGTTTAACTGCTAATGCTCCTATAAAAGATAATATACCCAATAAAGCACCGCATCCCCATAGAAGAAAACTAACTTCTGTATTTGTCATATTAGCATCTTAATTTTTTAAGGTTATTGTATTCTTGTTTAAATTTAACTTCTACACCAGCTAGTTTAGTTTGCAATCTTTTCCAATCAGGTGAATATTCACCGTTTTTAATAACTTGCTTTTTAACAAACTTTAATGGGTTATTGCTATTATAATCTGTAATAAATATTCTATCAGCTTGTAATACATCAGTACGCATTGTCTCATGTATAAAAGATGGCGTTTGTTTCAACTTCAACGTGTATTCAACTTCTTGCTCATCTTCTACCCATTGCCTCTGTCCGTTATTATATTCAACATACTCTGATTGATATGTTGATGAAGGAAATCCAAAGAACCCATTTAATCTGAAAGAATTATACCAGTCTAAATTGCCAAAATCTTTTATCTTTTTATCGTTATCGCTTATACCTGTAATATTATTCAAATAATATTCTATTCTTACTGTTATATCTGCTCTTTCGGGTGTGTACTGCTTTAGGCAATAATTAGCTGAATATATGTCTAGTGTGTCTGCTATTGCTGTTGTAGCAGTACATTTAACCCTATAACCTCCTGCTCCGTGTATCATTAAAACGTTTCTCCATTCCATTTTATACCCTATAAATTTTTCCTCGTTATCGTTTTCAAAGAACCCATAGTTATAATTTGTACCATAAGTATCATCTGTTAATGCAATTAAATCTTCAAATACCTTAGTAGTATTATTAAATTTTTGAAGTATTAAATTTGAAGAAATAATAAATGAATCAAACCACCACAGAAAACCAGCTTTATCATTTTTAAATTCATCGATGGTTGATGCATCTGCAAGGGCTTTAATTGAAAAAGCATCACAACAATCCCTGATATTACTCTTTGGAATATCTAATTCAGGTATTTCTCTTAGCGGATTTTCTGCTACAAGTGTAAATACCTCTGTTATACATTCCCCATCAAATGCCATATTGTTTATACTCTATTAATACTTCCAAAATTTGCGCTTTAACTAAATTAGTTAATGATTTGGAAGAGGTAATTATTTCTTTTAATTTAGAGAAGTCTGATTTATCTAATTCAACATCATTTCCAGAGTGAAATGATAATGCCCATGCCATCAATTTAATAGCATCATTTTCTGTAGATGTAGCTAATAATTGTGCAACTAATTTACCTGCATTTACATCTTCAATAGGTTTACCATCTAAGTCTTTAATCAAAAAATTTAATGATATTTTCATTATGTATTAGGGTATTTGTTTTGTATATATGAGTTAATTGCTTCCATAACCTCTATATTTGATTGTACAACAGTTTTAGAAGTATAATTTTCTACTATCACCTCTATACTATCACCTACTACCATAGGGTATGGGCAACCAACTACTCCAGTTGTAAATCCTATATTTATTTTTGCTGTTCCATCCTGATTAAGTTTAACTGTTGCAGGATTTGTATCTTTTAATTCGTAATTCATTTTTATATTTTTTATAGTTTATTCCATGTTCCATTTTCATAAGCCCATACTCCAATACTAGTAAATGTACCATTTGTATCACTTACATAAAGCATCATTCCATTTTCTGCGGTAATTGCTGATGCTTGAGTAGCTGTCATTCGCATAATAATAAATGCTCTATTTGTACTTGATAATTCTAAAAGAGAATTAGATGAAGGTGTTGAAGTACCTATGCCAACTGCACCGCCCGGTTTAATTGTCATAAATTCAGGCGTAGAACTTCCATTTCCAACTGAAAAATGTATTCCTTCATTTCCTGAATTATAAAACCATAAACCTGCGTTACTATTTGAACCTAATACACTAGCATTAGGTATGAGCCAAGGCAATCCCACAAATGTAGAAACATTACTACCCATTTGTCTTATAGATGTTGTATTTCCATTATCGCTTCTTCCCTCTATTGTTGCTTCATTTGTATCTGTTGTTTGCTCTACTCTTAAATACGCATTTGTATTTGTTGAACCTAAAATGTGAAGTTTTTTATTTGGAGTATCTGTACCTATCCCAATTAATCCATCATTTCTAACAATAAGTGAATTATTTGAACCAGTTGAATTATGAACGACAAGAGAATAATGAGATGAACTTGTAGATGTGCCATTTATTGTAAGTAATTGATTATTTACAGATGATACATTCATTCCAATAAACCCATTATGATTTATTTCCATTCTTTGTGAAGAAGAAGATGTTGAACCTGTAAAGAAAAATATACCCTTTGATACTGTACTACCTAATGAATATAAATATAATCCCTTAGATGCTCCTACTGTCCCGTTTTGTGCATCAATAAAATTATGATTTGCATCTAATGTTACAGTTGTACCATATACAATAGCTCTTAAATAGTCTTCATTATTATTATTTAATTCTAAAGTAGATTGTGATGATGATAATGATTGATTTACTTTTATTTTAGCATAAGATGAAGTATTTCCTCGTAAATGTATTCCGGAATCTGGAGTTCCATTTATTCCTACAAAACCACCTGATGTTATTCTTACTTTCTCTGTATTATTTGTCCTTATAACAAAATCTTGTGAATCAGTTGTTCCTATAAAATTTGTAGAAGGATTTGTTCCAGAATTACCTAATACACTCCAAAATGAAGGTGATAGATATGTTTTTAATTGAGATAATTGTAATTTATATGAACTACCTGCTGCATCTTGTACTGTATCGCTTACATCTACAACATGAATTAAATCTGCATCAACTAATGTAGATGCATAAAGTGCTCTATCCGTTAATTTTTGATTTGCCATTGTTTACAAAATTAATAATTTATTTGTTATTGGTCTTGGAATGTATAAGTATTTGCATCTTGGAATATAAATTCGTTCCCATCTTGAAACCATTTGCTATCTGTGTCAGGGGTAATTTCGTAAATACGTGAAGTTATTTTAAACTTCTTTTTGTCTAATGGAATTTGATTGTAGTCTATTAAACATACGCCCTTTACAGTATTTCCTAATAATGATAATACTATTTTTTTACTTGCATCTGTTGACTTAAACCATGTATCTGAATCATATTCATAAACCGAACTAATTCGCCTACTACCATTTATTCCACCTTCTTCAAAAACTTCTATCCATATAACCATAGATATATTAGATAGATTTGGAGTACCTGAAACTTTAGTAAATTCCGCCTCTATTCGTGTACTTTCATCACCTAGTATATAATTTATACCGCCATTATTTAGATAAGTATTATCTGAATCTTTATATGATTTTATTGTATTTGGATTCCAATCTGAATTTGTATCATAATCGTTAGAATCTAAATATGTATCTGTTTTATAAGTTAGATGAACTCCATTTTTAGTTGCTTTTATCTTTGTTTCATAGGTAAACTTCCAATTTGTTAATGTAGTATATCTATGCCAAAAGTTGTTAAATCCTGTGTTTGGCTCTCCAACATCAAAGAAATCACCATTAACACCTGCTAACTTTTCCCAGTATTCCCATCTATGTAAATATGGGTATATAATATCGTAATAGTATATAGTTCCTGTATCTAAATCTGTGCGCCTTTTTATTTTTATTTTCTTTCTTATTTCTGTACTTGGAATATGAAATTGACGTGATAGTTCAAAATCTATATACTGATTTGTATTTATAAAAGGTAATGAAGATAAATCTAATTTGAAACTTTCTAATGTAAATTCATCCAGCGTTACAGTATTAAATGCCTTTATTTTTATCTCCGCTGAAACTAAATCTATGTCATCGATTAATCTACCTGTTTTATCTACTGAAAACCTACTATATCCCACTACTTCATCATTTGGAAACATTGATAATGTACTAACACCATCTAAATCTACGTCTGTGAAAGGATGACGTAAAAATTTATGGGTTATAGTTATCATTCCATCGTCTGTTTCATCTTCGTAGAACTCCTGTGTGTCAACATATAAAGCTACCTTATCGGCTTCTTTTGTTTCTAATGTATGATTCTGAATCGCTACCCATAATAAATACCTTGCTTCATTTGAATTATTAAGCAAATTATAAACATCAGATGACATTTCAATCTTTGCATTAATCTGTATTTGAGATGATGATATAAATACCCCCTCAATGTCCTTTAATACTTGGTCATCTCCTCCATAGTTATCACCATTTACAGGTGCGCTTCCTACTGTTTGCAATGCTCTGTCAAACGTAAAATTGTCAATTATATCATTACCATTCAATTGATAATCTGCTTCTTCGTCAGGTAATCTGATAAAGTTTAATGTAAACTTTGTATTGTTATTGGAAAAAGGTGTATCAGTAGTATTATTAATTATTATTTCTATTGATGTTTCATCTGTTGAAAGTTCTATTGATGGTATTGTAACAGCTAAATTATTTTTATATATAACACTACCTAATGAATAGTTTGTTATTCCTGTATTAAAGTTCTCATTAAACCATCCTGTATTCCCTTTTACCTCTGTTAATTCTATTGTTTGTATTCTATTGGGGTCGTTATAATTATAAAGTGCTTCAATATCAAATATTCCTTTTAAACATTTTTCGTTAAAATAGTATGTAGGTGCTGTAAAATTTAATAGGCCATCTAATTGTGAAGAAAGAAAAAACGGTGTTATAAATGTATTGTGTATTATCTTAAACTTACTATTATATACACCATCAGTTAATCCATTATCTATTCCTGCGCCCTGTATAGTTGCGCTTCCTATTTGATATGATTTATTTCCTGTAAACATCATACTCACAGGTGTAACAACAGAAGCATCTAAATCTTTTTGATATAATACTTGTTCACTACCATCTATTTTAGAAGCAAAGGAAGTTGATTCTGAATTTTCTATAAAATTCCATTTGTAATATATAGATGTTATAGGAGTAGTAATACTTATTAAACCATCCGGTCCAACTGTATCAGGGGCAAATCCTGTTGACCCTGTAATCCTTATATTCGCATCATCTAACTTTTCTACTATTGGAAATGTGCCTATTAGAGTAGTGGTAGCATAGTTAAATAGTATTATATTATCACCTACTTTAAAATCCGTAAACCTAGCTGCTTCATCTGTTATCCATTGCGTTCCAGCTGTTGGTAGTAAACCGTCTGTATTGTTTAATATAAAAGGATTATCAGTCGAAGCAATAACGTATGTATTTACATCTAATTCTAATTCAATTGTTATTTTATCTCCTATATTAGCAAGTAACCAGTCTACGCTTTCAGTTCGAAATTCATTCTTAACCTTTACTGATGTAATGTTTACAGGCATTATATAAATTGTTTAGATAAATCTTTTATTTCTTTTTCAAACTGCTTTACTTTCTTATCTAGTCGTGTCTTGTTCATCATCTCTGCTAATTTAATAGCTTCATCCTTACCTAATGATGAATAGCTTTGCTTTATTAATGATTCTAAAGATGAAATCATTTCAACTGCTCCCTGTCCTATTTTCTCTATACCTTTTAAAGCATCTTTGTTAAATTCCTGTTGGCTCATTGAATGTTTCTATTAGATTTGTTGTATATAATTTACTTATTCGAACTCTCATGTCTGCATGTTGTTGATAAGGATTCCATTTTAAATTCTCAATCTCGCCTTTTTCGCTACCTACAAAAATACTATTATTTTGTTTTACATTTTGGTAATCCTCAAAACAAAAAGGTACTTTCTCATATTCTTTTATTATATATTGATTTCCGTTAGGTCTATCTGTGCTAGGAACGAATGATTCTATAAAATGGTAATTATCATATAAATATTTTGCAGATACTATTTGACTATTTAAAATATGTAGTTTATTGAATTTTGTTTTACTTCCTTCTGATATGATAAACACTTTTGGATTATTAAAAAAGTCTGTCTGTAATAGCATCATGCCTATTCTATTATCTATCAATGAACCTAATGAAATAGGTGCTAGTGGTGTGATTGTCTGTATCTGCCAACTAACTTTAATACCTACAACATTTAACGCCTTAATTATTTTGTTTAGTGTTTTAATAACTACGTTTGCTACAGCTATAAGTGCATTTATTACTAATACAACTACACCTAATAATGCAGAGAATACATCTAATATTTCTTTTATTATTTGTTCTGGTATTGTTAATTCTTCTTTTCTTTTTGCAAGTGCTAATGGTATTCTTACTTCTTTTAGATTTTTTGTTAATACCAAATCTGAATTAATTATCGTACTTGGTCTTACTGTTACCTGATATGATGTTCCTTGATACTGTTGTATTGTATTTGCATCACTTAAATCGGTCTGAAAAGTAATGTAATAATTACTTTTCATCTCGTTGGCATTATACCTGTGATATGGTTGGTATAAGTCGGGTAATTGATATAGTGGTGGTGCTGTTGCCTCATCCCTACGTATCAATGTCAAAACACCATTATCAATAATAATCTTTGCGTTAAACATTGATTTTACAAGTCGTAACAAATCACCAAAAGTACCCTTGAAAAAACCCTCTTGTTTGTCTTTATCGTGTATTGTATATCCTAATATCCGCTTGTCCGCACTATTAACTGGATTATAAAACTTTTCCGGCATTATAACCATGTCTTTAAAATTAGGGTCATCAAATATAGGTGAGGCGAAAGTCAACCCTAAATGCTCACAACCTTTTTCAAGTTGTATTTTAACCTTCATACAAGCATGGTATTTTACAGGTTGTATGATAAATGTTATAACATCCTTTATTAATTTTATTAGTGCTAGTATTAGCGTGGTTAAGTATGCTATGTATAGTATCGCTCTAATTATTGCAGTTGCTTCAAAAGGGTTGCTCATTTCTGCTGATAACTCCTTTATTTTATCTATGGCTCTCTCAATTTCTGTCTTTAATATGAATGCAGATAATAACGCTATTGCACTTTCTTTATAGTCTGGTACTGCTGAAATAACATACGGTTGAAATATAAAGTCATCTTTTGTTATTGTTCCTGCTTCTCTAAACAGATATTCAAACGTAAAACTGTCAGCTACATCATTTAACCAATCTATTTGCTGTCTTTCTTTTGAAGGTATTGATGTCTTATTACAAGAATAATTACCATCGGGTAGTTCTAAATATCCATCAAAAGGTTTTTCTATAACTCCGTTTCTGTCTATTTCTATTTTTAAAGGTATAGCTTCAAATATACCTACTCCTCCTGTCGTTCCATCTTCGACCCATTTGTTAACTGTATCGGCATTCTCACGTACAAAATCCCACTCATTAATAGATACGCTTTTAGTTGCTTCAAATTTCTCCCTATCAAAATTTAATTCAATAGATAATTCTTTCCAATTTTGTGGAGGGTTTACTAAATTACCATTTAAATAAAAATTAGTTTTAGCTGACATTATAATTTAGGTTTGCTTTTCATGTATTTAATTGTCCTTTTGATACCTTGCTCAACCTCCCCTATAACAAGATTCCCATGCTTATCCCATTCAACATTCTGCTCTTTCTTGTTTACGATTGCTTTTTCAAGCCGTTCAAGTCTGTTATTAACACCCATTAATTGATTTAACATCAATGATGAATTTATATTTGATGCTGTATCTCTTTGTGTTAATCCTGATTCAATGGCTACTTTAGGCAGATACTTATTCATAAAGTATTCATCTACTTTACCCTCGTTCATCGCTGTTGGTAGTCCAGCGTTTTCCTTAGTTGCTTTCGCTGTTATTACTGATTCGTTCTTTGACAAACGAGCAAGAATACTATCACTTGTTTCAGTTCCCTCACCTTGTAATGCTTCTACTCCTGTTGCAAACGAACCAGAAATTAAATCCGCTATGGCTATGTCTGCAATGGCTTTAGGTATTGCGTTATTAGGGTCTTTCTCTGCATACCCTGAAACTAATTTAAGAAATGCTAGTGCCTTTTGTCGTTTAACTTCCTTTTGTTTTTCTTGTTCTTTTCTTAATTCTAACTGTGCATTTTTAGCTTCCTCAAATGCTAATGTGTTTGCAAGTCCTTTATCGGACAATTCTCTTTGTCTATCTATATTCTTTTGTGTTGCTGTAATATCTCTATCTAGTGCTTGTTGTTTTAGTTCTGACTGCTTAGATACAGAATCCTTTACTAAATCAAAAGTTTTATCTTGAAAGTCTTTTAATTCTTCCTGTTCTTTTTTACGTGCTTCTTCCGCTCTTATTTTATCTCTATCTATTCTATCTTGTTCTATTTGGCTAAGTCTATCCGCTTCTGCCATTGCCTCTTTCCATAATTCTTCTTGTAATTTCAGAGTTTCTTCATGCGCCTCTATATTTATTTCATTTCTTTCTTTTTGCCATTCTAATAATGCCTCTTTATCTTTTTTTTGTCTTTCTAAATTAGATTCAATTATCTTCTTATTTTCTTCTTTTGTTTTAGTTACTTCTTCTATTTTAAGAAGGTTTATTTCAGTATATACTTCAATTGCCTTTTGTTTTATTTCTTCAATTTGTTTTAATTCTTCTTCATTTAATTTTCTACGTTGCTTTATTGCATTTAGATATATCTCACTCGCTTGTATTTTAAGTGTTTCTAATATTGCCTGTTGCTTTTTTAATTCAATACTAACTGTTTCTTTACCTGCAGCTTTCGCATATCTTATTTCTCTATCATATCTATCCTGTAATGCTTTAGATTGTTTTAAAGCGTTATCTACTGTCTTTTTATGTAGTTCATCTGCTTTAAAAGAAGTTATGCCTAACCAATCTGAAAACTCTTTTAGTTTATCTATTGAACCCGTTACTATTCCCTCAAAGAATCTAAATGTATCACCTATGATTTTTATTTTATCCTTTAATGCAAATAATGCTACTCCTAAACCTACAACTGCTGTTATTAGTAATGTAAAAGGGTTTAACAAAATCGCCTTAGCTAAATTTAATAGTGCAGAGCCGAAGTTCTTTATACCGCTTATAACCTCTGTAAATGTTATTGACCGTACTACTGATGAGAATATTTTCGCTTTATCCGCTGCGCCTTTGAAGTCTAAATCAAGTAAATCTCTACCTATCTGACCGAATAATGTCTTTGCTGTTGTTAGTTTACTTTCATTTGCAAATGCTTTGATTGCATCTTTGGTATCGCCTATTTTATCTTTTAACTCTCCTGCCTTTTTAGATAGTCTTTCAAATTCTGCTGTACCCGGTGTTAAACCTTGTAATGCCTTTGTTACATCTCTAAGTTGTTTCGGATAGTTACCTACGTTTCTCTGAAACTCCCCTACTCCCTCCTCCGCATCCCTTACCTTACCGTTTAGAACCTGAAATTCTTGTCCTAATGCTTTATATAGTTTTCCATTTGTACGTCCTGTAAACTCTAATTCCTTTAATTGTTGCTTTAATTCAGATAATTGCTTTACTCCTTTCTTATATTCAGAGTTTAAATCTTGGTTTGCTTTTGCTTGTTTCTGTGCTTGTTGTGCTGCTTTTTCTCTTGCTTTTGATTCTTGTTCGTATTCTTTTCGTATTAATTTTTCTGTCTTTAATTCTTCTTGCGCTGCTTTTTCTCTTGCTTTTGATTCTTGTTCGTATTCTTTTCGTATTAATTTTTCTGTCTTTAATTCTTCTTGCGCTGCTTTTTCCCTCTTTATTTGTAATTCTAATGCTTCTTTTTTTACTTTATTGTTTTGGTCTATTAATACAACGCTATTTTGAATCTGTTTATTTAGTTCCTCTATATCTTTATACGTTTCAGGATTGATTACGTTAATCTTATTCTTAGTCGTAACCATTAATGCAACTATTCCTTTCTGTAAATCATCAATAGTTTTAGACAAACGCTCTCCACCTTTGACCGCATCATCAAATAAACCTTCTTCAAATAAATCCGACTTTTTAATTTTGTCTGCCATGCTTTTCAGTAGCTTTCGCCTCTTGTTTTAATAGTTCTAAATATGAATAGTAATCTTTTACGCTTATCTTTTTTTCGTCTATAAAGAATCCCATGTATTTATCTAAGTATGCTTTAACTGTTGTATTCTTTTCGTTCTCGCTATTTTTAATTATGTCATTCAATTCCTGAATCTTAATATCTATAAATGTTTGTCGTGAAGTATCACCATTAATGCTAATGTCAAGTTGTAATACAGCTATATCTCTTTTCAATGACATTACCTTCTGCAATGTTTCATTTATTCCAAATGTATTCGTAAAGTCCTCATATATATTAGAAAACAATTTTGTTAAGTACTCTTTTTCATTTACTGTTACTAATCGTCTTTTGTGTAATAAGTATGTTAAATCATTTGTTTCGTTTATCTTAAACCAATTCCATATAGGTAAATCTTCTATCCCTGTATAATGTTCTAACTTTCTTGTAAATAATTTAATTAGAATCATAAGTTTTTAATATAGTTAACAGTTAATATCCTGACATTATTTCTAATCTTGTCTAAATTATCTTCTGTTAATCCTATAATATCCTCTCCGTATTCTTCTATTAAATTAGTATCATCCTTTATTGGGTCTGAATAAATAAGAAAATCATTATCAGGTGTTAAATATACCTTGAAAGAATCGTAAAATGCTCCTGTATCGTTTAATGTAATATGGTCGAACCTTTGACCATTGCGCTGTTTAATATCCTTAGTGAAGTTTGAATACTCACCAATTGTAATATTATTAGAATCTATCCCTTTATTATATAGCTGGTCTTGTGTATTTAGGTTTACGATATTCTCTTTTAGTGAAACATTCTTAGATAAATGCTTCATCAAATCATCTTCTGATAAGCGTTTTATTTTTTCTATCTGTTTGCTTAACTTTTGAAACACAATGATTTGAATTAAGTAACATAAAATAATAATACTCCCACCTTTTATTGATGGGAGTATTTAGATATTCAATTAAGGAATAGAAATCAAAGATGCAACCACGTTAGAAAAGTCGTAACCGTTCTTCGTAGGTGTTAATCTCAAATTCTCACCGCTACCTTGCGCTGCATAGGTAAATGTATATGTACCTGATGGGCTTTCTACTGCTGTTAGAATTGTAACAGAAGCAGCATCATCTACGTTGTATAGAGCGAAATCACCGGCAACCAATCCTTTAACAGGTTGTTTAGTGATTGCTGTTCCATAAAGAATAGATAGAGCAGCTTTAAATGATGTTGTGCTGATTGAACTATATGTTGAATTTACATCAAGTAATCCCTCTAAAGATATAAGATTAACAGGGGCAACTTCCGAAGCTGTTATCATTTGCAAAGTAGAATCATTTACATTCAATGAGAAATCAAATGTCAATTGAATTTTCTGTACAACTGAATCTGTACCAAAAAGCAAAGTAGGATTCCAACTAGGTGCATCAATAGTAATAGGATAAAGGGTATCTGCTACTGATTGAACTCCAATCAAATTACCGTCTTTGTCGATAGCATAAACTCCGAACTCTGCACATCTCCAATTCTCTAGCTGACCTAAAAGTGTAGGTGTTTGTTTTGGCATTATTCCTGTGAAGGAGCGTTTGCCTTGACGAATGAAAATCTTTGAAGCATCATCAAACTCTTCAAATACTGAATCTGCTTTTTCAGACGTTACGTTCTTGATTTCAGGTGTAACATACCAACGCTTAGATGGGTCAGCGTGATTAATTTTTGCAAGGAAATACGCCTCATCAAGCGTATCTGTTGTATCTATAAAGTTGCTCGTTCCGTCATCGGCAACTAAAGATACAAGTACAAGTTTTTTGATAACGGAAGCAATAGGTACACAATTTGGTGTTCCTGTATTGCTTAGTGATACATCGCAACTGCAACTCATTTTGTTTTTTGTTTTTTAGTTTATGTTTATTTTTACAAATTTAATATATATTCAAATACAATTAACAACTACAAGAAAGATTTTTTAAAATTGGTAGTGTAATTCTCATTTGAACACCCGAAAGATTATCAGGAAATAAATTCTGTATATGTCCTGAATTGTTCCTAATGTTTAATCCAAACTTAGCGTGATAGGTTAGTGTTGCATTATCTATAACTCCTATTCCATCTTTTGAATCTAAGTAATCTAAGAACAAATTAGCATAGTTAAACATTGGTACTATTGCCTCTGAATAGTGTTCGTCTGTTTCCCAATCTACATAATTGGCTTCATCCAAAAAGAATAAAGCTAACGTGCTTGTTCTTTCTATTGATGATTCGGGGTTTCTATCAAATTCATCTGTTATAATCTCTAATAAATAAATCATGGGCAACTTATTAGATGAATTTAATATTCTTGTTATCTCATTTCCTGTTGCCATTGGTGTTCCATGAAAATATAATGGGGTACTTCCGTATATTTTGTCTGTTAAATTTGGCGCAATACCCGAAGTGTATGTTATTTTCTTCATCTTAGTGTCCACCGATATAGCTATAAATTCGGTAACATTAATTTTGAATGGTGATTTCTCACGTATATTCAAGGTATTGCATACTGTAATAGTAAACGTACCATCCATATTATCAACTATATTATTTATTGTTGAGTAAGGATTAAACCCATTTACTAAATCTTCTATAATATCAACAGTTGGTTTCATTTTGTTTCACTATAATATGCGTTAATACAATGATTTGCTCCTAATACTTTAGATAATACCTTACTAAACCATTTACCGGTCTTAGTTAATTTATTATAATATTCTTCCCTTCCTGTTGCTGCTGATACTGTCCAATTCCCTAAACCATATAATGTCTGTTCCTGTCTTGTTACACAGTCTTCAATCATTTCACCTGCTGCTACATTCCCAAATAAATCAATCGCTATTGCTGTGTGTTCCATGTAATATTTGCATACGTTCCATATTTGGTATATAAACTTTAGCCAATATATTATAAACCTCTTAATGGCTTTAATAGGTTTTAATTTCCATATATCGTGAATAGACTTCCATAGATTATATAAAACTCCTAAAAAAGAAACCAATCCAAATACTATTACTGCTGATATTAGTAAAACTAATGGTGTTATTTCTTTTTTCATCTATTATTGCGATGTTAATTTATATCCATTAGGTATTTCCTGTGGTAGTATAGCTAGTGTACTCTCTATTGAATCCATTATCCCTAATGTGTTTTGTATTGGAGTTCTAGCTAAACTAATAAACCAATTATTAGCCATCATGTTTTCTGGCGTTTTTACATCACCTACTTGCTTTCCTTCGGGTATTTCATCTCCATCCTCATAATATGTAGCTATATAATTAACGACCAAATAATGCTTATTTCTTGTCAATTCATTTATAATCTCTCCGCTTTCATTCTTAAAATACTCTATATACGGAATCTTTATAAAATTTCTTTCATCTAATTCATCCTCCTCCTCATTGATTAAAAATACAGGAGTAAAACCTTCCGATGAATCATATTTTCTAAACATAGTCATACCATTATATTTTTCGTATGACCCCTTATTTATTTCATTTATTATTGGCATGGTATTATATTTGAACTGATTTTATAATTACGAACTTTATTTGGGTTGCTTCTGTAATACTACTGCCAGATACGTTTCTTACACTAATAATCGCATTCCCATTGTTTACTACTGCGCTAAAATTCCATGATGCTTGATTAGTATTATTTTGACTTTGCATTAATAAAAAATCTCCCGAAGATAAAAAAGTGTTATTAAGTGTAAATGAAACAAGATTAGTATTATTTTGCACTGCACTAAACATTGTTATAACACCACATAACTTATTTAAAGTTACAGTTGTTGTTCTGCTTGTTAGTTGAGTTACTGTACCACCCGCCCCTGTTGTATACCCAACTCCTCCTCCACTAGATACTATCTGACCTTTAGCTAGTAATTGAGTATTTGTTATCCTTACCCTCTCATTCGATGACAATGTTCCTCCCGTATGAAATATAATAACTTTATTAGAAGTTGCAGTCCCCATTGAAATATCTCCACCAGCAACATATATATATCCATCATTAGCTTGACCAATAGAATACAATGGGTCATTATATCCACTTGAATTAATTCCAACATCTATATAATTATTATTATCATTTCCATTATCTGCAGTACAAACCATGTCACTAGATGCTGACCCACCATTATTTATGTTTTGTGTATTTGATTGTTGGAAATCATTTACATTACCATTAACAGAAAATGGATTATTAGATAAATTCGTTCCAGACGGACCTAATGTAAGATATTCATTCCCTAATCCACCACCACCAATGATAGTATAATTAAATAAACTAGATGCAGCAAATTGACCGGGATTACCCCTAAATTGCACATCGCCTTTAGCCCCAACTGCCGATGAAGATGTATTTGAGCATGGTATTCTCGACCAAACACCCTGCGTAAAATAAACTACATCAGTAGCTATCCATGTACTTATTCCATCCAATGTAGTTGAGCCAGTTACGGAAACCTTATATGCCTCGCCTTCACTACCTACGCCTGAAGCTAATGTAGGAGTATTTGTTAAGGCATTCCATAGCCCAAATATTCTTATTCCATTATATTTTATTACCTTAGTATTCATTAAAGTGTTTCTTCTGTTATATGTGCACTCCCTGTTGCTCCTGTATCCCAAATTCCATATATCACACCTATCCACTTATCAAATATCCATGTTTCGTCTTTACCTAAATAAAACGGAGTTAAAGATGTCGCTGGTGTGAATAAACAAATCCATAAAGTTTTGGTAGATGTATTAGTAATAGTTATTTGCTTTCTATTACTATTGGATGTTTTTAGTAATACCGATGACGTTGAAGCTGATATTGTTGTTGTTGTTTGTGTTGTTGAATAATTATTTCCAATAGTAACTTCACCATCTACTGTAATACTATTACCCCCGTCCTGTATATTTACTGCATCAGATAAACTTCCATTAGTTACAGTTACATTTGTTTGATTCATTTCTACTTGAACATAGCCATTTATACTTGTAGCTATTGGAATATTTGCTGTACCTCCATCTTGTTTACCATATATTAATATAGAATCTTGCGCCTCTGATAAATTACGTATATCTAAATCAGTAGACGAAACAGTTAAAGTTTGGTCTGAAGGTAAAACAACAGGTGTGCTTAATGCTTTAGTCTTTTGACCTAATGTATTTATTCTCGCCTCAAAATCTGCTTTGCTAAGTCTAGTTAATAATGTTGTTTCTGTTGAATAATCTTTAGCATTAAGAGTAGTTAATAATGCCTCTATTCCATCTACATATCCTGCAATTAATAACTGTGTTGCCTCCTGTGATAACCCTGCTGTATTAGTAATTATAGATGCTAATTTAGTTTCTACTGTATCTAAATAATCTCTTACCTGTATTAAAGTTGCCTCTGTTGAATAGTCTTTTGTGTTTAATGATGTTAAAAGTGTTTCAAGTCCATCTACGTATGTGTTTAATAGTGTAGCTAAAGTTATTTGTGTATCTTGTTTTGCTTCTGTAGCAAGTCCAGCAGTATCAATAGTTACCTCTGCTTTTACTTTTCTTTGTTTTCTTAAATCTCTTTCGTCTGACATTATACCTTTGTTTTATAACCGATTATTGCCCATACTGTTCCTGTTGTTGTTCCGTTTGGTTCTAACCTTACCCTCATGTATTTACCCATGAAATAATTATCTTTTATTCCCATTATATCGGTAATCTCTGTATATGGATTCCATGTTTCTGTATCTTCTAATGCTGTCCATACTGTACCATCAATACTTTCCTCAATTATTATTCTTGGGTTTCCGTCTGTTCCTGTTTTTGTTGCTTGAATTAAAAATCTCAAATCCTGTGGGTTCTTTTCGTCTATCATTGGTACGTTGTACGTGATAGGCGTATTAGCCGGAATATTATTAAATAATGTATATGTTCTCATATTCCACTTGCATATTGTAGAAATTCATAATATGAACTCTCTATTTCAGGATATGTTAATGAATCACTTTCAATATATTCTTGAATGTTTCTATAATTATCTATTGCTTTATTATAAACCTCTATAATATTTCCTTTGTAAGAATTGTTTGTACTATTCTCATTTGAACTTTGTACTTGTCCCGATATTGTGTTAAAGTCGTTTGTATTTATTATGTATTGAAAGTAAATAAACTGAATTAACATTACTTTTATGCCTTCTGATATTACTAAACCATTACTAAGGTTTGGTATAATATCAAATGGCTCAAATATGTTTATAAATCTTGTTGTCTGTGGTACTTGTGGGGTTGTTCCGGTTAAATCTGCAATGAATAAATCATACAAATCTTTTCCCATCAACCTTAGTAGGTAGTATTTCTCGTACTTCTCTATGTACTTGTCCAGTTCCGAGAACCTTGACGTGCTTATTTTGTACTCCCCTACGAAGTCGCTTGTTTGTAGTATTGCCATTTTTTGTATTTAACTTTCTCTTTTCAGAGGTGTTATCTAATTTAATCTTTTGCATATAAAAAAAGGTAGGGGTTTTTACACCCCTACCAATTTAAACTACCAATTAAGGAGTTTCAAGTGCTTCTTTGTCATCAGAGAAATCTCCTTTAACAAACGCTGTGCGGTCATTGTTTTTAACAATAACTGCACCTCTCCATTCTGCAATAGTAGTAATCATGTTCTTGGTGAAATCGTTTCCATCAAGACCTACTGAAATAGATACTTCTCCTTTGTCATAAACAGTAGCTAATTGGAAGTTTCCAATCAAATACTTGTCTATTGTTACAAGGGTAGTAGGTACGATAGGAACTCCATCAAGAGTTAAATCACCTCCAACCATTACAAGTCTATCAACATAACGTCTGTCAGTTGTAGATGCTTTAATCAATTTCAATGCAGTAACATCAGAAGGGTGCATCAAAATGTAATTTGGTGCTTCCTGATTTGCAATCAAAATTTGATTCATAGCAACTGTCAATACGTCTGCATTATTTGCATTATCAACTGTTCCTGCAAAAGAACCTGCTGTAAACGCTGTTGCAGTTGTGTAGATACCATTCAAATTGTTTCCTGTGTTATCACCTTGAAACACTTGGTTTTCTACGTCTTTCAATAATTCACGCATCAATTCATTTTTAATTTCACTTTCCATGAAATCAATATCTCCAATCATTTCAAGAGATGTTTTGATGTATGCTGTACGTTTTTTAACAGATGTTGAAGTAACAACTAAATCAAAGTCAATCTGATTTTTAGATGCTCCTTCTGATGTTCCACCTGCTGCACCGTCTTTATTAGCTTGGTAAACCCAAGAAATAATATTTGATGAAGCAACTCCACGAGAAACAATATCCATTAAACGTACTCTTCGTGATGCAACTGCGTTAACTCCTGATAAACGCTGTTCAACTGGCACATTACCACCTGATACGTTTGCTGTGATAGTCATATCACCTACTGCTTTGAAGCTGAACTCATTAGATTTTACACCTTCTTTGTCTGCTCCAGCCATAGCTTTAATCTTAGCTACGTTTGCCTCTAGTCCTTTACGGATAGAAGAAACTGTTTCTTTCTTTTCTGCTTTTTCTGCTTCTGAAAGTTTTTTGATAGCTAGACCATGCTGTTTTAGAGTTTCATTCAAAGACTTCATCTGCTCAACTTGTGCAGCTGAAATAGATGCTTTCAATGTTTCAACTTCTTCTTTACTAACTTTTGCTTCAATAAGTTTAGTTAGTTCTGCGTTTTGAGTTTCATTAAACTCGTTGTAAAGACCTGCCATTTCTTCGGCAGTCTTTTTTCCAAACGCTTCAGCTGTAATGCCTTTAGACGTTAGGAATAGATTAAATTTTTCTTTCATGTTTTTTACTTTAATAGTGATAAATAGAATTTTTGCGCTTCGGTTATTTTAGTGTCCTCTGCTTTAACACTTTGATTCGGCTGTTCAATTTCGGTGGTCTTAACAACCGGCACGAAATTTATTAGTGAATTATATTTTTGTTGACAAACTTTTAGACCCATTTCAATACAATATAGTCTTTCGTCTGTTCCTTTACCATTCTTTAATGCTGTTATAAATGCTGTCATATCTTCGTTAATCTTCTTTAGCATTTCTTCCTTAGCTTCATGTGTCAATCCCTTAGAAACGTCAAGTGTTGGTGTTAAGCTATTAGCTCCGAAAGTAACTGCGCTACCTTCCCAAAGAATTAACTCTTTTATTTCAAAGTACGCTGTATCTCCTTCACCTATCAATTGCATCTTATCAGGTATATAATTGAATCCTATTGAATGTTCTCGTATTATTCCGTCCTGATAATCTAGGAATGCATCATTGCCCTTTGTTGAACGACCTAAGTCTGAAACGCCTATCAAATGTGTATCTGTTTCTTCTAGTGATATGAATTTTCCTATTTGATGTTCCCAGTCATGGTATCTTAAATGTGCTATCTTTCTATTTGAGGTAGATGATGCTCCTCTTTCTTGAATAGATTTTGCAAATGCGCCTTTACGTATTACATCTCTATCACTATCAATATTGTTAAAAGCTGATAAAGCAATTTTAACTCTACGTCCTACGGTATCAATGTCTTTAACTTCAAGTGATAAGTTCTTGACCTCGTATGATTTAAACTGCTTAGATATTTGTTGTTTCATTTGTTGTTGTTTTTGGTGCTAATCCTAATAAACTTCTTATCTCATTAGTGTCAAGTGATTCAATTATTTTATTAGCTACTAATGGTGACATGCCACGTAATATTTCAAGTTGTAAACTCTCATTATCTTTCTTGCCTCCGAGTGTTTCAAGTAATACGTTTGAATTAGCAATTGTAAGTTCATTTGCATTATCGTCTTCACTTAATGGTTGTCTCAATGCTTTTGCTGCTGTATTTGCCGATACAATACCACTATTCTTTAACATATTATAAACCTCTGCTTTCTCTTTGAAATTCTCTTGTAATACTTCTATTTTTGAGAAGTCCTGTCTCATCCTTACATTACGATTCGGAAAATGATTAAGGCAAAGAAATAGTGTTAATGCTTCGCTTAACTTATCGCTTAACGGCATTATAGTATTTGTGTACATAGATTTTTCTGCTTCACGCCTACTATTATATGTTTTATTTTCAGGGTCATTAAACAAAGAACTGTCTAAACCAAATACGTTGCAAATGGCTCTAAGATTTACAACGCCCTTTTCAATCAATTGTAAATCTACAGAAGACATTGCCATTTGTATATATGCTAAATCCTTGTTAGTTACTTTAATCTTTCCAAAGTTTCTTGTACCTGCGGTTTGTTTGTCGAAATCAGATTGAACCTTTGCTGCTTCGTCTGGCAACATAGGACGATTACTTTTATCTGTAATCATTCCTATTGCACCTCTATTCTGTAAAAGGTTAGCATCTGCATCCCATCTGTCATTTCCAGTCTGAACTACTTTTGCAGCTACTTGTATAGGAGATAGTCCGTATAAAGATTCTTGAAGTGTAGTATAGGAAGGATTAAAAAACTTTATGTGCGCTAATTGTTCTTTTGAAAAGTTATACTCTTTATTATCAAAATAAAATTCATAGTTAATTATTGGTAGAAAATAATCTTTATTTAAAACTTCAATACATACGGAATTACTCGGAATAACATCTACCTCCTCGATTAATGAACTATTTAATTGAGTGTTGCCTACTAAATAAGAATTTCCGGAAGTTAAAAGATAAACCAATAACTGTTCTTCAATATCATTCCATGTATATCCTTTTGTCTTGTTTGGTGAGTATATTAACTCATGTAATGAAGTATTTTCAAGTAATACCCATTCGTTGCCTTTTTTTTCTTCTACTATCCAATCTAATGACTTAGAAATATCAACTATCTTTTTTATTACCGCGAATACATCAACATTTTTTTCGTATGAGTTTTTGATTAAATTATTTCCACTCATCGCAAATTGATTCGATTGAAACGAACCAAATGCTTTCCATATTTGTTCTCTATCGTTATATTTTAGTGGAAAAATCCAATCTCTAAAACTATTTATTAATCCCATTTATAAAATATTAGGTGCGTAGTTATCGCACAATAATTTACAAATATAAATATTTAATAAATACAAAATTATTTTTTATCCGAAATAAAAATTAGGTAGGCGTAATTTCTCTAATGCGTATCGTGTTGCATCTTGCAAATGATTGTATTTATCAATTGGTATTCCTGCTCTTTTATCGTTCCAACAATAATTCTGTATTTCTTTTTTGTAATTATAACTGTCTGATGTAACTATTATTTTGTAATCCTGAATAAACATTATTCCTTCACGTACTGAACCCGCTCCTTTTTCTGCTTTGAATATGTTAAACCCCTTTTGATACATTGAATCTATTAATCTCTGGTCTGAACTATCCGCTACTATTATATCATTTTGTTTAGTGTTTATTTTAAGAACTTCTACTATTTGCTCCTGTGATAGGTTATTTGAGTAACATAGTTCTTTAACATAAATACATTTCTTAGTTTCATCAATAGCCACTTTAACAAGTGCTGTCGGGTCAGGATTCCATCCGAAGTCTAAACCATAGGTACAAAACAAAGTTTCATCAAATTCCCCTTCTTCCCAATTTTTATAAATAGCACCTTCTAGCCTTCCAACCTCACCTAGTCCGTAAACTTTCCACCAATATTCATTTCCCTTTTTACTCTCTATTGATTTAATAATTTCTTTGCTTAGTGCCTCATTATCTTTGTATGTTAGTTTAATGAAATCATGCTCTACTTCTTTTTTCAATAAGTTTTCATGTACCCAAAATTCATGCGTAGGATTAAAGTCTAAATAAACAAAGTTGTTTGTTCTTACTTCTAATTGTGTAAATGCTTCATATTCAATATTATTACACTCATTTATGAATAATATATCCCTTCTTGCGCCTCTTAGTTTATCGGGTTGGTCAGCTGAAAAAAATTCTAATACTGAACCATTTTCAAATGTATATGTTAATGTTGATTTATTGAAGTTAGGATAAATCAATAAGTTTGTTTCAGTCATTATCTTAATAAAGTCTTTTAAAACCCCTCTACGAAGGTGTGGTATGCTTTCAGAAACGATTGAAATATGAAATGGGTGCTTTAGTGCATAGAAGATAAGGCATTGCAATATAGCGTATGTTTTCCCTGCCGATGTACCGCCTTGTACTATCCTAATCCTGCTTCTTAAATCCGCTATCCTTCTCGCTGCTTTCGTCCAAATCATCTTCTTTTATGTCTGATATTAATTTTGTAGCAATATTTTCCGGTACAATTAATAATCTTTGTATTGATTCATCCATTGAAGTAATATCTACTTGTTGTTTAGGTTTTCCATATCTATATTCAAGAAATAATTTTATATAGTTAAATTGTCCTTCTTCTACACCTTTTAATAAAGCATTTTTAGCTAATTCATCGTATGCCGATAGTGATTCTATTAACTTTAATTCATCTGCTTTTGGCTTTCGCCCTGAATTAGGTCTTGCTCCACCTCGATTAGCCATTTAATGAAAAAAATTGGTTATCCAAATACAAAAGTAAACAATTTATTTAAATATAAAATACATTATGATAATCCAAAAAGAAATACAAATAAAGAAAATTAATAAAAATCTTCTTGGGTCTTTAGGTTCGTATAGTTCAGAAGGGTAATACATTATTATGATTTATAATAGTTGGTAATTGTTCGTGTTCAAATTCTTTGTAATTAATTGATTCTGAATGATATAATTTTATATCGTAATGTTCTATTTTGTTCAATGTTGATGTAAGACATATTTCTTTTGTTATATTAATAGCTTCGTGTTTCATGATGAAGTGGTCAGATATTATATTTTTAGCAAGAAATCTGTTAAAGGCGTAAAAGTATATTATTGTTAGTTTATTATTCATAGAGATAAATAAGTAGATATAATTCCTAAAGCATCTTCAAAACCATACGCAAAGTCAGCATAATAACCCTTGCATTTTAAAATCGAAAGTATTCTTATTTGTTCTTTTATGTGTTCGTTGTATGGCTCACCGTTTTTTTTAAATATATTCTTATCGTCTTTTTTGAGTTCCAAAAATAAACCTTTATATTTAACTCTTGGCTCAAATATCATTATATCAGGGAAACCCCTAGACGACCTCATTCTCTTTGCTTTTACTGCTTGACCTATTGTTAGTTTCATACCGGAAGCTAAATCACATGTGAATAAGATATTAGGATGCTGAATTTTAATCCAATCGCAAATCAATAATTGTATTTCGGATTCTTTCATTTTATTTTACTATTTGTTTATATTCATTAATCTTAACTTTTAAATATTCGTTCAAATCTAACATTTTATCTTCATGTTTGATAAATCTTTTTCCTGAATATAC